CCTTTTTTTGGCTCATAAATAAGTATATGACAGCATTAACTAGAATACCACAGAATACAAACTATCTACAACCTACCAAATACCTATTACAATTTGATAGGATTGGTACGGTACAGTATTTCTGCCAGTCAGTTAATATACCTGGAGTCAGTTTAGGCAACGCAACCTATAACACACCATTGGTAGATTTACCTATAGCCGGTAACAAATTGAGTTACAATAACTTAAACATAAATTTTGCCGTTGGTGAAGATTTAGATTCTTGGAATCAATTACAACTTTGGTTCAAATCAATTGCTTCACCAAAAAGTCTACAAGAAAGACAAAACCTAAAAGCAACACAAAACAACTATAAGTCTTCAGGTTTTACAAACTATTCAGATGCCAGTTTAACCATACTTTCAGCATTGAATAATCCTATACTACGTGTACAGTTTTATAATTCTTTTCCTGTCAGTTTGTCGGATATTAACTTTGATACCAAAGATTCGGCAGATACCATTATCACGGCAGATGCCAGTTTCATGTTTGAATACTACGATATAACCAAAATTTAATTGACATCCACTTACAATTATGATATAATGGTTTGACGTAACTACTCGATTTAATTATGGAAACACTTGAACAAATACTAAATTACTGGGAAAAAGATTCGGTTGTGGATCATACTGAGCCTTCTAAGGAACTCATTCGTATTCCTTTACTACACAGTAAATACCTAAACATACTCACCAAACACAAGATTGCTTCTAAGAAAGCCTTCTTTGATTTTCAACGCATGAAGAAAACAAAGTGGGAATACTACACAGGCAAAATGTCAGAAGAACAACTGGAAGAATTAGGTTGGGAACCATTTCAGTTCACTTTAAAAGCGGACGTAACAACATATCTCGATGCTGATTCGGATTTGATTAAACTAATGGAAAAGAAAGTATACCATGAAGAAGTGGTGTCTACCGTAGAATCCATAATGAGTGAATTAAAATCTAGAACCTTTCAGCTAAGAGATTTCATTAGCTGGGAGAAATTCATAGGTGGACAATGACCATATAATTTGTACTAAGGTAAATGAGGTTTATCTTAAAGTTGAATGTGAAAAACATATCGATAAAGAGTTATCAGAATTTTTCACATTCATGGTGCCAGGTCACCAATTTACTCCTGCTTTCCGTAATAGAATCTGGGATGGAAAGATAAGACTTTTCGATTTAAGAACACAACAGTTATACATTGGCCTCTTACCTTACCTAGAAGAATTTTGTAAAGAACGTGACTACACTTCGTCACATGATGAAGTTGAAAGCGAATTCTCAGTATATCATGCCAAGAAATTCATTGAAGGATTGAATATACCTTTTGAAGTCAGAGACTATCAAATAGATGCTTTTGTACACACAATGCAAAGACGCAGAGCATTGTTATTATCACCCACAGCATCAGGCAAATCACTAATCATTTATTTAATTGTTAGGCAGTTACTAGACTATCAAGGTCTTAAAGGTCTAATTATTGTACCAACAACATCTTTGGTTGAACAGTTATTCAAAGACTTCAAAGATTATGGTTGGGATTCAGACAATCATGTACATAGAATCTATCAAGGCAAAGATAAGACCACAGATTTGCCGTTGACTATATCCACATGGCAATCACTCTACAAGTTGCCTAAAGAATATTTTGAACAATTTGATTATGTGCTCGGTGATGAAGCACATTTATTTAAAGCACAATCACTCACCGCAATATTAACTTCTTGTACCAATGCCAAATACCGTATTGGACTTACTGGAACTTTGGATGGCACCAAAACACACAAGTTAGTACTGGAAGGTTTATTCGGTTCAGTCAAGCGTGTTACCACTACCAAAGAACTGATGGATGATAAACACATATCAGACTTTGAGATTAAATGTTTGGTACTTAAACATCCAGAAGATGTGGCTGAAGAAATGAAAGACTGTACATATCAGGAAGAAATAGAATATTTAATTACCAATGAACAGAGAAATAAATTTATTAAAAATCTTGCCGTAAGTATGCAGACGAATACTCTCGTATTGTATCAGATGGTTGACAAGCATGGCAAGATCCTTTATAATGCTATCAAGAGTACTGAGAAAATTGGAGATAGAAAAGTCTTCTTTGTTCATGGTGGAACGGACACGGATGACCGTGAGGAAATTAGACGAATTATGGAGGTTGAGAATGACGCTATTGTCGTGGCTTCTTTTGGCACTTTTTCTACAGGCATTAATATTAGGAATTTACATAATATTATATTTGCCAGCCCAAGTAAGAGCCGAATTAGAAACCTACAATCGATTGGCCGAGGACTTAGAAACTCGGAAGGTAAAGATAGAGCAACACTCTACGACATCGCCGATGACATGAGACATAAGAAACATATGAACTTTACCTTGCGCCATTTTGTTGAACGCACAAAAATTTACAATGAGGAACAATTTTCTTTTAAACTATATAATATTAAACTTTCTCAAAAAGTCTAAATATATAAATAAATAGAAGGAGATTAAAATGGACATAAAAACAAGAAGCCAAGCTATAAAAGACGGAGACAAATTATATTTTACAGGCAAACCATGTAAGCATGGTCACATTTCACCAAGATTTATTTTTGGAGCTTGTTCAGAATGTAAAAAACAAATAGACAAAAATTATAAAGAGAATAATAAAGAACATATTAAAGAATATCATAAAAAATATACTAAAGAAAATTATTCTACGGAAAAAAGAAGGCAAAAATATATTGATAATGTGGAATTGGAACTGTATCATCACGCCAAACACAGAGCTAAACAAAAAGAAATGGAATTTAACATAACAAAAGATGATATTATTATACCTGAAAGGTGTCCAGTATTTGATATACCTATAACTTTTGAAAATAAAGATAATGTACCTACACTTGATAGAATTGATTCTAGTAAAGGATACATAAAAGGTAATATACAAGTCATTTGTTTTAAAGCTAATAGACTAAAAAACAATAGCACCATTGAGGAATTGAAAAAGATTATATCATACATGGAGTTAAATCAAAACACTAACAACATAGGACTTAAAAATGGAAAATAATATTCGCATAGTTAGGTTAAAAGATGGTACAGACATTATTGCTTACGTATCAATTAAAGAAGAATATGTTACTTTGATGGAACCTTTAGAATTAATTATACACCACGTTAGAAATAACCAAGGCGCCTTAGCACTCTCTGCTTGGTTGCCACACTCTCTGATTACAGAAAACATTGCCACAATAAATGTGTTTGATATTCTTTTAACAATGATACCAACTGATGAGATGATTGATTTCTATTTGAACTCTGTGAAGCAAACTAAAGGTTTGGAAGTTAAATCAATGGAAGAGTTAAATGAGGAAGAAATGAAACAGATGATGGAAGTAATGAATGAACTTAAATCTAATAAAGAACTAATATTACATTGAAACGGAACACCGTGGACTATATCATATTGTCAAGCGGTTTGTCAACAACTTTTTTTGGTACATTTGAATGAGTAAACAGAAACACTATATTAATAATGAAGATTTTCTTAAAGCCTTAACCGATTACAAGGTTAAGAAAAAGAATTGTTTGGATAATAATCTACCTGAACCTCCTATTCCAAATTATATTGGGGAGTGTTTTATGAAGATTGCCGAAGGACTGTCTCATAAACCAAACTTCATTAATTATACCTACAGAGATGAAATGATGTCTGATGGTATTGAAAACTGTTTAATGTATTTTGCCAACTTTGATGAAACCAAATCTAAGAATCCATTTGCCTATTTTACTCAAGTCATTTACTTTGCTTTTCTTAGACGAATACAAAAAGAAAAGAAACAACTTTATGTCAAGTACAAAGCAACAGAGATGTATGGTGTATTAGATGAATTCGAAATGATGGAAAGTGAAGATGGTACCACTAGACAATTTGAATTATATGATAATATTGGCGAGTTTATAGAAACGTATGAAGTAGCCAAGAAAACTAAAAAAGAAACCAAAATGGTAAAGAAACCAAAAGGTATTGAAAAATTTATTGAGGTGTAATATGTACAAAGTCTGTTATCAAATCAAAGACAATAGTTATTCTGCTTTTTTCAAATGGTTTAAAACATTAGATGAAGCGTATGAGTTTTCTAAAACGGTTAATTTACTTGAAATAAAATATTCGGGGAAATAAAATGAGAGTTGGATTTACGTGTTCCACATTTGACTTACTTCATGCCGGTCACATTATGATGTTGAAAGAGGCCAAAACGGTATGTGATTATCTGATTGTTGGCCTTCAGACTGATCCTTCAGTTGATAGAGAATGGAAAAATAAACCAATCCAATCTTTGTTTGAACGTTATATACAGTTAGAAGCTTGTAAGTATGTGGATGAAATCATACCATATACCACAGAAAAAGAGTTGATGGATATCTTGTTATCTTATCCTATCGATGTACGTATTGTTGGTGAAGAATACCGAGACAAACAATTTACCGGCCACGATTTATTGATGGCGGTACATTTCAATAGTCGTAGACATAGTTTTTCTACCACAAATTTGAGAAAACAGGTACATGAAAGAGAATCTCAAAAGGTAACAAACTTAAAGGCTTGACTTTATTTTTTTATTATGATACAATGTTGAAATGAAAATAGCATTAATTACCGACCAACATTTTGGAGCAAGGAATGATTCAGTTCATTTCTTGGATTATTACGAGAAGTTTTATAACGAAACATTCTTTCCCATGATTGATAGTGAGGG